GATGGGAGGTGCAGGTACAGGTAAGACTTATGCTCTCGGTACGCTCGCCGACTGGGCGGAGAAACACGGAAAGACAATGTTCACTCTGTTCACGGACAACGGAGCAGAAACATTATCTGGCTACTATGCCGACAAGGGAAAGGCTGTCCCTTCTCATCTTTACTGGCACACACAGATAACGCGGCCACTAGATCTAAAGTCCTTAATGGACGCGGCAGATAAGGTCGGCAAGTTTAGTTACGAAATGCTGACTAAGATGACAGACAACAACCGTTCTGCGAACAACGCGTTTTACGCCATCCTTAGTTCATGCGCGAAACCCGTTGACGATCGCTCTGGAAAGACCTTTCCTTCGGTAGATTCTTGGGGGACAGATATGATCTTCGCGCTTGATGGTATGACTGAGTTGTCTAATGCCGCGATGAAGATGCAGGTCGGAAACAAGCCAACAGCTTCGCCTCCGGACTACGGAGTAGCTCAGAACAACTTGATGGGTTTCCTTCGTTTATGTACTCAGGGCGCGAGAAACACCTTCGTGTTAATAGCACACCCTTCAAGAGAGAAGAACGAACTCACAGGAACGACGACGCTACAAGTTAACACTGTGGGGACAGCTATATGTGCTGAGATTCCTCCTATGTTCGGGGAAGTAATTTACACTGTGAGAGAAGGAGACCAGTTTTTCTGGGACACCGCGGCTTATGGTGTGGATACTAAGACGCGTTCATTAGGCTATAAATCTAAGATCGTTCCAGACTTCGCTCAGATCATGGATTTGTGGCTGAAGCGGGGAGGTAAGTAGGCTCCCGTTATCGTCCCATAAAAGACCCCCAATTCGCATTCAGGGATATGAGGCAATCCCTGTCTTACTGTAATGCCTCAACTTTAAGGAGTAATGAAACATGAACACAAGCGCATTTGATCCGCAGTTGTTCCTTGACGCGCAGGTAAGTGAAGTCAACATCAAGCGTCCACCCCTTCCTGTCAGCAATCCCGCCTCCCCCGACGGCTGCTATACCGCCGTTATCGGAGAGGTAAAGATGGAAAGCGGTACGATTGGGAAAGGCGATCGTCAAGGTTCCCCCTGGCTTTCCGCCATCATCCCCCTCACCATCGAAGTGCCGACGCAGGTGCAAGAACAACTCGGCATTAAGCTGGACAAGGGGACGATCATCCTGACCGATCGGGCTTTCATTGACCTGACCGCGCAGAACACGATCGACAACTCGCCGGGGAAGAACCGCCGCCAGCGGCAATACCGCGATGCGCTGGATTTGAACAAGCCGGGCGACGTGTGGAGCTGGAGGAAGGCACAGGGTCAGGCCGTAAAGGTGAAGGTGGAGCACGAACTGTATGAGGGCGAGATCCAGGAACGCATCGGCGTTGTGATGAAGCGGTAGTTGTGACTTCAGGAGGAGGGGTTTCCCCCTCCTCCTTTTCCTTCCTGGAGGAGTAATGGGATACATCTACCTTGCATCACCCTATTCGCACGCTTCCGCGCGGATTCGCTGTGAGAGGTATTGGGCGGCACTTCAGAAAGCCGCCGACATCATGGCGACGGGGCAGAGTGTATTCTGCCCTATCGCTCATAGCCATCCGATCAGCGAGCACGTTGCTAGTCCGCTAGCTCACAGCTTCGACTTCTGGATGCGGATGGATCTTCCATTACTATACAAAGCAGAGGCGCTTTGGGTCTATCAGCTAGATGGCTGGGAGGAATCCAAGGGCGTAGCTAAAGAAGTCGCTGAGGCTCTCAAACACGATATTACCACAAAGTATCTTCCTAAACAGGAGTCACCATGAAATCCAGTTCAATCCTAGATGAAGCAAAGAAGATAGTCTACGGAAGAGGAGAGAAGGAATACGGCCATCCGAGAGATAACTTTCAAGACGAAGCCGACGCGTGGACAGCATATCTTCGCGCTCGTGGTCTACTTACTCGCGACGCGGTGCTCGAACCTCGTGATGTCGCTCAGCTCAACGTGCTGCAGAAGGTCATCCGTGACGGTAACATGCCGAAGCATGATAATCTGTTAGACCAGATTGGCTATACTCTCACTGCTCACCGCATCGCAGCCGAATGATCGACATCGAGCAACGTACTCGCGTCCTTGCTATATCTTGGGGCGTTACGTTGCCAGAGGAGTGTACCTTCACTATGGCCGTTCTAGCCATGATGGAGAAGCTCTTCACTCAGCAAGCGAGTATCCTTCGCCGGCTGCAGGAGGTACACGCGGAACAGACAAAGATGTGGATGCAGCTTAGAGCAGAGGAGAAAGGTAGTGAAAAGCCTTCCAATAGCAGCAATTCAAATCTCGCCCAATCGACAGCGGCGAGTGTTCGAGCTAAAAGAACTGGGGGAACTGGCCGAAAGTCTTAAGAAAAACGGGCTGTTTCATCCGATTGTATTACGCGTCGGGGCTGACACTCCAGAAGAGGGCTGTAGCTATATCCTCGTCTCCGGCGAGCGCCGCCTTCGCGCAATCAGCGATATTCACGCTCTCGGCGAATCCTTCACCCACGACGGAGAGATCGTTCCTATAGGAGAAATCCCGTATGTCTCACTCGGAGAGCTTGATGAACTGGCTCGGGAAGAGGCTGAGCTAGATGAAAACCTTAGACGAACGGACCTTAGCTGGCAAGAACGAGCTGGAGCGACAGCTCGTCTTTCTGCTCTTCGAGAAAAGCAGTCTCTCGCTGGAGGAAGCCGTCTACCAAGTACGGCAGACATTGCACTCGAGGTCAGAGGTTCATCTGAAGGAATCCACCAAGAAACTACCCGCCGCGAAATCATCGTCGCTCAACACATGGACGACCCGGAAGTCAAAGCCGCGAAGTCCGTGGACGACGCCTTTAAGATCCTCCGCAGGAAGGAGGACACACAGAAGCGAGTCCAGCTCGCTGCCGAGATTGGGCGGACGTATAGCGCTAAGACCGCGCATGAAGTTCGCCACGAGGACTCTCTCGCGTGGATGGGGCAAGCGGATGCGGAGCAGTTCGACGTAATTCTGACCGACCCACCTTACGGAATAGACGCCGATCAGTTCGGTGACTCAGGCGGGCATGCCGCCGGCGCACACTTCTACGAGGACTCGTATGAAAACTGGAAGAACCTCATTACAGCACTTGCTAGAGAAGGCTTCCGCCTCTCCAAGCCTCAGGCTCATGCTTATTGTTTCTGCGACATTACCCGTTTTGAAGAGCTCAAGCAGGTATTTAGCGCGGCAGGCTGGCAACCCTTCAGGACACCGATCATCTGGCATAAACCCAACGGATCGCGCACCCCCTGGCCAGAACACGGACCGCAGAGGAGGCACGAGTTAATCCTCTACGCAATGAAGGGGAAGAAGCCAGTAACTCGGATCTATTCCGATCTAGTAACCTACGCCGCCGACGAGAATTTAGGTCATAATGCTCAAAAACCTGTTGCGTTATACGTTGATCTTCTTCGCCGTAGTGTTAATCCTGGTGATCGCGTGCTCGATCCTTTTGCTGGAAGTGGTCCGATCTTTCCTGCGGCGAATGGACTCAAGCTCAGAGCAATAGGGATTGAGCAAGACGCGGCGGCTTACGCTCTCTGCCTGAATAGGCTGAATGCGTTAGATAAAGAACCCGAATTGGAGGGATTGTGAGAGCTTACGAAATCCAAACTACCCTTGATGCCTTTCAATCTCTCTCTGAAGAGATCGCTAAGTGGGCGCACGAGAAGGGCTTCTGGCCCGAGTACGGCATTGCTACCTTGACGACCGAAACTCGTACAGCTCTTATTAACATGGAGAAGACCCAGAAGATCATGCTCGTTGTTACGGAGCTGGCGGAGCTTACAGAGGGATTAAGGAAAAAGGCCGATTCCAGTACCGCCGGCTTCACCAACGAAGAGGAAGAGGTCGCTGATGCAATCATCCGACTGCTTGATTACGCTGGGCATTATCGCTTACGGATTGGCGAAGCCCTTAGCGCTAAGATGATAAGGAATGAGGGGCGGCCCTATCAGCACGGCAAGGCGTTCTAAGTGCCCAATCATGGTGAAGGGCCAATCCCAGCGAGGATAATACTGGTAGGCGAGGCGTGGGGAGCCGACGAGGAGCGTGAGGGAAAGCCCTTCGTCGGAACCTCAGGTCAGGAACTCAACCGCATGCTCCACGAAAGTGGAATCATGCGCTCTGAGTGCTTCACCACCAATCTAGTAAACAAGCGCCCACCAGACAACGATCTTGGTGCGTGGATTGCTATGAAGAAGAAGGATAGAACAGCCGCCCACGTTCAGCTCCGCGACAAGTGGGTTCTTCCTATAGTCGTTGAGGGCTATAAACAGCTCCTCGTTGAGATCGAAATGGTCCAGCCGAATCTCATAATCGCATTTGGAAACTGGGCTATGTGGGCATTAACAGGGCGCTTTGGAATCCGCAATTGGAGAGGCAGTCTCCTCCGGGCTTTGCCCGGCGGCTTACCACACCCGCTGGAGCGACTAGAGCCAAAGGTTATCCCTACGTTTCACCCAGCGGCGATTCTACGTCAGTGGGACTGGAGGGCCGCCGGCATCAGCGACCTCCGCCGCGCGAAGGCGCATATGGACTCGCGGGAATATCACTTCCCCACTTACAACTTCATCGTACAGCCGAGCTTCAACCAGACGATAACGGTACTTGATTCCCTGACCCGCCGGCTGGAGAGTGAGATTATTTGGATCGACGCGGATTTAGAGACAGGCCGCCGGTCGAAGCATATCAAGTGCATCGGCCTCTCATGGACTCGGACAGATTCCATCTGCATTCCCTTCATGGCTCTGGGCCACCCCGAGGGCTATTGGACAGCAGAGGAAGAAACACAGATCCTTTATCGCATCTACAAGCTCCTCACTCACAAGAACGCCCGTGTTCGCTGGCAGAATGGACTATTCGACGTACAGTATTTCTACCGTCACTGGCACTTCCTCCCTCGCTGTGATCAGGATACAATGATCTCCCAGCATGCGATGTTCTCAGATCAGCCAAAGACCCTCGCCTATCAAGCAAGTATCTACGCCGAGCATTATATCTTCTGGAAGGAGGAAGGGAAGACTGAAGAGGATATGCCGCGGACCGCTAAGGACGAGCTTGAGGGCTGGATATATAATTGTAAAGATTGCGTCTATACCCGCGAGGTGGGCGAGGTCGAGCTAGAAACCATCGAGCACTTCTCTACTGCCCAGTGGCCCGCTGCCCGCGAGGTCCACACCTTCCAACAGCAAATGTTCTGGCCCGTGCTCCGCGCCATGACGCGAGGGATCAGGATCATCCCCGAGGCCCGCAGCCGTTTAGCTCAGGAGCTTCAAGAGCAAATCTCCCATCGTGAGGCAACACTCTTCGACATGCTCGGCCAT